TTGATCAGAAGGCTCAAACTGCACGCCCAGTCATCAAGGCTGGCGTGAAGAAGTCTCAAGATGGCCAAGCCGCAAACCGCAAGAAGGCGGAGACCCGTCTTCGTAGATCTGGGAGCATCGAAGATGCTCTTGCCTTAATGTTAAAATCTTGAAAGGATTGATTTAAATGGCACAACCATCAAACACATTTGACAGCTATGATGCTGTCGGAATAAAAGAAGACCTCAGTGATGTTATTTATAACGTTACCCCCGAAGCCACTCCATTTTACAGCAAGTGCCGCAAGTCGTCAGCGAAAAACACATTCGTTGAGTACCAGACCGACACTCTGCGTGCTTCTGGTGTAAACGCTCACATCGAGGGCGACGCAACCACAGCGGCAGCTCGCACTGCCACTACACGTTTGGGCAACTACACACAGATCTTTAAAGATGCTGTCGTAATCCCAGACACTGATCAGGGCTTGTCCAAAGCTGGCCGCGCTCGTGAGATTGCGTATCAGACTTTGAAAATTGCTAAGGAGCAAAAGTTAGACATTGAGAAGGCGCTTTTCGCAAATCAAAGTCGCGTAACTGGCAGCTCCACTGTGGCTCGTAAACTGGCTGGTGTTCCCGCTTGGCTGATCACAAACGTGGACTTTGTAACTGGTGGCAGCCCATCAGGCGCAAACCCAACTGGCGACGGCACTGACGCTCGCACAGATGACGGCACACCAACAGCCTTCTCGCAGGCTAAATTTGACGGCGTTATGCAGTCAATCTGGGAAGAGGGTGGTAAGCCAGACACAGTCTACTTGTCGGCTTTCCAAATGAACAAAGCCTTGGCTTTCACTGGCAACAACAACCAGCGCTCGACAGTCCAAGCTGGCGACAGCAAGGTAATCAAGTCGTTGGACGTCTACGTCACTCCATGGGGTAGTGTAGAATTCATGCCTAGCCGTGAGAACCGCTCTGCAGATGTATATATAATGCAAGACGACATGTGGGAAGTCTCTGTTCTACGTCCAACTAAAAACGTAGAATTAGCGAAAAACGGCGACAACACTACTCGCCAAATCGTTACAGAGCTTACATTGCTTTGCCGCAATGAAAAAGCATCTGGCGGTATCTTCGACAATACCGTTTCCTAACGACTAACGGTGGGGCTGTAGTGGCCCCACCACCAACACATGAGGGACAGCATGAAAAACGTAGAGATCACCTGCCGCAAGGTTCACACATCACTGGGCAAGCTAATTTATGGCATGTTTGTTCAAATGGACGATGCAGAGATAGCAAAGATTTTAAAAGTGCGCGGCGATGCGCTTAAAGTTATCGGCGACGTCGAAATTGTGGTAAAAGAAGTAGAGCAACCCAAGAAAATTATTCGGGCGAAAAATGACACAGCAAAAAGTATTCTTTGAAGACGACAAGCTGGTCATTAAGAGCAGGCACGACGTAAATCCAATCTTGGATCGTGTGCGGCAACTTCGTGATCAGAACATTGATGGCTTCGGCGAGAACAAGCTGGTGGGGTCTATTCCCATGCCGCTCGTTGCCGCTTGGGTTAAGGAAGCTGGCCTGTTGTGGGACGACACGCAGGCCGTCAGGGATTTAATCAAGCGGAAGATCCAGTCTGGGGAATTCAGCAAGTTTCGCGTCTGGGAAGGCAAGTATTAATGGATATGATAGACCTTATTATGAAGTGGCTAGTGGCTCCTGTCGGAGCCTTTGTCTACATGCTGTGGACGCGCCAGCAAGATCACCACACAGACATTGCTGTGCTTAAATCTGAAACGATGCACGATAAGCTGTCGCACGATCGTGAGATGAAGGAGATGCGTGAAACTGTCAGGGCAATATTTGCAAAGCTCGACAGGATCGAAGAAGCGTTAAGGAAATGATCTGCCTACTGGTCGGAGTATATTACACCATGTTCTGGCCAGCCAAACTATACACTGCCTGTCAGTACCGCTGCCCTTACTTTGTGAGCGCAGGTAAGGATAAAACCTACGTTCCGTACGGGAAACCGTGCGACAAGACACTATTCGTGGAGCGATGACATAGATCCGTTTACCCTCATAGCTGCGGCCACAACCGCCTTCAATGCTCTCAAGAAGGGCATAGAATTGGGTAAAGATATATCCAGTATGGGGTCACAACTGGGGTCTTGGGCCACAGCTATCGCCGACCTAGACTTCATTGCAAACAAGGCTTCGGCACCACCTTGGTATAAATCGTTAAGCGGTTCGGCTCAGTCTGAAGCGGTGCAAATCTACTCTGCACGCATGAAGGCGCAAGAAATGCGCGACGAATTGCGGACGTATATACGGCTTACTGGCGGCGAAAATAAGTGGCTAGAGTTTTTAAATATCGAGGCCAAAGTCCGCAAGGAACGCGCCGATCACGAGCATCGTAGGGCTGCCATGATTGAAAAGATTATCAGCGTTTCTTTATTTGTTTTGTTTAGCACAACCGCTGTAGGTTTGGCTGCGTTTTTATTCTGGTTTGCATGGACACATAAAGCTTAGTGAGGACACGCATCATGTGGGTAGCTGTAATACTGGTATGCACTAATACGTTGGCGACGAGCTGTGAGATGCGGGCCAATACGGGTGAGTTCTTTTTCAGCGAAGCATCATGTAACGCTAATGTGGCCAGCTATGGCAGAATGCTGATAACCAAAGGGTACGGTGTAGTCCCAGCTTGCTTTAATATAGGGTCAGACGCATGACAAAACAATTACAACAAGACTCTAAATACAATCAATTCGATACCGATGGTGACGGCGTTGTAACCGACGAAGAGCTGTCTCGCTCTGAGCGCATGATCCAGATTGAGAATAACGACAAGATGCAAGACCAGCAAAGGTTGATGGCATGGGTGGCCATGTGGTCGACCATAGTGGCCGTTGCAGCCCTTCTAACGCCATTCATATCCATTGACCGCATGAACAGCGCAGCGGCCTTCCTGAACACGTTTCTGGTGGCACAAACAGGCATTGTAGTAGGCTTCATGGGAGCTACTGCGTGGGCCAAAAGCAAGGAGAATAAATAATGAGCTTATTAGCATCACTGGTCGGGCCAGTAACAGGCCTCCTAGATAAGATAATTCCCGATAAAAGTCAGGCCGCAGCCTTGGCGCATGAGATTGCAACCATGTCTGAACGCTATGCTCAGGACTTGGCAATCGCTCAGTTGGCTGTGAATAAAGAAGAGGCCAAGGGCAATTGGTTTCAATCTAGCTGGCGACCAGCAACCGCTTGGATATGCGTAATTGGAATGGGGATCAACTTCTTGGTCGCCCCGATCTGCGCTGCGTTTGATATTAATGTACCACAAGCTGATACATCCGTTATGATGCCTGTCTTGATGGGCCTTCTTGGATTAGGTGGTTTGAGGTCGTTTGAAAAAACTAAAGGCGTAAACAGATGAAAAAGAACTTTGACGAATGCCTGAAGATGTTACTCACTCACGAGGGTGGCTATGTAAACGACCCCCGTGACAGCGGTGGCCGCACTAACCTTGGGATGACGCAGGCAGTGTACGAGCAATTCCTTGGACGTGCCGTGACCGAGGACGAAATGAAGGCCCTGACGCCTGCTGACGTCGGCCCAGTGTACAAGGCAAACTATTGGGACAAGTGCCGCTGCGATGACTTACCATCTGGCCTTGACTGGTCGGTGTTTGACTGGGCTGTGAATAGCGGCACAGGCAGGTCAGCTAAGGCGCTGCAGCGCGTCATAGCCTGCAAGCCTGATGGTGCCATTGGGCCTGCCACTCTTAAAGCTGTCAGCGACTTCGAGCCGATGGATTTAATCGAGAAGATGTTTGATGCACGCCAGCACTTCTATGAGAACTTAAAGCAGTTCGACATTTATGGCAGTGGCTGGAGCCGCAGGAATAAAGAGACGCTAGAGCAAGCTCTCGACATGGCCTGAAGTTGGGGGCGGGCTTAGAATGTGGCGCATTCGGTTAGCACTCAACCACAATGAAAACATTTATCCATATTGTGAAAATTGAACCGCCCCCATGACTTATAAATCATGGACAAAATCGTCAGTCAATCCATGAACCCACATATATTTTTTTATGTTAGCTTCCTTGGCGTGGAGTTCATCACGCACCATGCGAAACCCACTTCCTACCTTTAGATTAAGAGAACGAACGTAGAGATCGTCGCGCTCTTTCTTCATGCGATTATATTCCTCAATGATATCTTTGTTCATTTCATTAACTCCGCTGGTCTAGGTTTAGGACGAAGAGTTGGTGTCGATGTTGGATTACATTGCGCCCAAGCGTTAGGGTATTCACGTTGAACAACCTTTAACATTGGAGCCATTGCGCTGCTACATTTTTTCTCAGTGCTGTAGGCAATGTGTGTTAGCGTTGTGATGCCTAAAGATTCCATTGAGTAGTGAATGATAAGGACTGTCCAAAACATTAGCAGTCCCTATTCACTCTGCACTGCGCGGCAATGGCCGAGTATGCTGCTGCATCTACATAGTTATCTTCGTGCATATCAGGGTGGAATGTACGCACCATCTTAACTATAACCATAACCCAAGCGATGTCCTCGCTGGTTAATGTCGGCGAGTCAGTGCCATACTTACATTCTAAGTAAGCGGTAACTAACGCAGCGCAATTATCTAGGTTGTTTTCAACAGGGCCATA